GGCTGGATACTGGGCGGGCTCGTTCATGAAGAGCTTTATCATGGCAAAGATGAAAATATGGATGCGGAAGTTCGACCCTACCGATAAACTTTTATTCCTGCGCACCATCAGTTCGACCATTATCGGCGGGGGTGTGGATACGTGCATTTTCATAACCATCGCATTTTTAGGCACAATGCCAGCGAGCGTCGTGTTTACCTTGATTTTAGTTCAATACCTGTTCAAGGTGGCGATTGAAGCCATAATGACCCCGGCAACCTATGTCATTGTCAAGGCGTTGAAAAAATACGAGGATGAGGATAAGATCGGCGCGAACAGTTATTCCCCGTTGAAACTGTAGCAAAGGGGTATTTGGGACATGAATGACCATAACCTTGACCCCGTAAAAAGCAAGAAAGAAGCAAGAGAACGGGGACGCAAGGGCGGAATCCGTTCCGGCGAGGTAAAACGCGAAAAAAAACTCATGTCCCAGATATACGGAGAGTTCCTTGCCGAGCGTTTCAAGGTACGAGTTGACGGCAAGGACCAAGAGATAACCGGAGCCGATTTAGTCGGGCGAGTAGTCAAGACGGTACTGAACGAAGGCGGATCGCCTGCCGTGTCGCTCATGAAAGAAATACGGGAAGCGACAGAGGGAAGTAAAACCAAAGTAGTCGGCGAGGACGGCGGCCCTGTCGAGATATCGATAATCAAGCGGGTAATCGTTGACGCGTGAAATTGAAATACCGACGCCAGCATGGGCGCGGTCGCTTTTAGTACCGGCACGGTACAAGGGCGCATACGGAGGCCGTGGAAGTGGCAAGTCGTGGTTTTTTGCCGAAATGTTGGTGGAAGAACACGTCGCCAACCCGGCGCAATCATCTGTGTGCATCCGCGAAATCCAGCGCACCCTTAACCAGTCAGTCAAGCGGCTGATTGAAAGCAAGATACATTCCCTTGGCGTTTCATCGTTATTCGAGATCCAGGACCGGCAGATTAAAAACAAGCTAGGTCCGGGGATCATGATATTCGAGGGCATGCAGAACCATAACAGCGATTCTATAAAATCCCTTGAAGGCTTTGATCGCGCATACGTCGAGGAAGCGCAAAACCTCAGCCAGCACAGCCTGGACTTATTGCGGCCGACCATCCGCAAGCCAGACAGCGAGCTTTGGTTCATCTGGAACCCAAGCGAATCAACCGACCCGATAGACAACTTCCTGCGGAGTGAAAACGCACCCGAAGGCGCTATCGTCGTGCCGGTCAACTATGACCAAAATCCATGGTTCCCCGACGTTCTCCGCGTCGAAATGGAATATGACAAGCGCACAAACCCGGATAAGTACGCGCATGTATGGCTAGGGCATTATCTCCAGAACTCGGAACGCCGGGTATTCAAGAACTGGACGGTGGATGACTTCGAGACACCGGAGAATGAAACATTCTACCTCGGCGCTGACTGGGGATTCGCAGCCGATCCAAGCGTGCTAGTGCGCTGCTTCACGGCCGGCCGGAAACTGTACGTTGACTATGAAGCATACCAGGTAGGGTGCGAGGTGGTCGATACTCCAGCGCTATTCATGAGCGTACCTGACTCGGAGAAATGGCCGATGACTGCCGATAGCGCAAGACCCGAGACGATCAGCCACATGCGCAAGCACGGATTCCCAAAAGTGTACCCTGCCGTCAAGGGAAAAGGCAGTGTGGAAGATGGAATCGAGTTTTTGAAGTCGTACCAGATCATTGTACACCCCCGTTGTCAACACTTGACAGACGAGCTATCATTGTACAAGTATAAAGAGGACCCCTTGACCATGCGCATCCTGCCGGTACTTGAGGACAAGGACAACCATTGCATCGACGCCTTACGCTATGCCCTTGAAGGCGCACGCCGTGCAGCAATGGCCGTCAAGCCGGTCAGGGAAGTAGAGATATTGCCAACGGTAAACAGGTGGTAAAGATGAGCTATGCCGAGATTATTCCAGTTACATTGTCAAAAGATATAGATTTTAACGACTTGTTGTCTAGATATAATGCAATGCTTCTTGGTAACCAGATTTATGGATGCCAGCAAGCAGCCCAGCAATCCATTAACCTTAATAATTTTTCCTATGGCCTGCAACAAGCAAAGCCTGAAATGATTGCCAAACTTGCATGTGGAATGCAAAACAGGTGCCTGACCGAGCCTGAAAAGGTAGACCCAGACTATAAAGAGGCACTCGGAGAGTTGAACGAAGAGTTCCCGGGATTGAGGTGGTAAAGATGAAACTGCATACAACCAACGGAATGAAAGCAAAGCGTGACCGCGCCATTTTAATCAATTCGTACCACGTCATGACAAAGGACTTCCGCATACCGAAAGACCGACGCCTTGACGATGCCGACCTTGCCCGCCTGTCGAACGAGATGCTGTACAAGCTCAACGCAGACATTTATTCGCAGGCAACCGTCAAGCAGGCTAAAAGGCTGGCGGTCAAAATGGGCTTGCTGGAGTCGCCCTGGTCCGCGTTCATGGTCCGCGTAAAATCGCTATTCAAGTACTGGCGGGTGATTTATTCACCCCAAGGAGCTGCCCGTGCCAAGGCTTAACAAGACCGAGCGACTGGAACTCGTACACTCCCGCGCAATGGCCGAATTTGACCGCATACAGTCGGCGCTCAGGGACGAACGGCTGCAATGCCTGCAGGATCGCCGGTTCTATTCTTTGGCCGGCGCACAATGGGAAGGCGCACTCGGAGAGCAATTCGAGAACAAGCCGAAGTTTGAAGTCAACAAGGTCCATCTTGCCGTCATCCGCATCATCAACGAGTACCGAAATAACAGGATCACCGTGGACTTTGTACCCAAAGACGGGACAAGCGACGACAAGTTAAGCGACGCCTGCAATGGCCTATTCCGTGCCGATGAACACGATTCAGGCGCCGAGGAAGCCTACGATAACGCCTTCGAGGAGGCTGTGGGCGGAGGATTCGGAGCGCTCAGGCTTCGCACCTGCTACGAAGATGATGAAGATCCCGACGACGAACGCCAGCGGATAAAGATAGAGCCGATATACGACGCCGATAGCTCGGTGTTTTTTGGGCTTGACGCCAAGCGCCAGGACAAGGCCGACGCCAAACGCTGCTTTGTAGTCTATGCCATGACCCGCGAAGCTTTCGAGGAAGAATGGGACGAGGATATCTCATCGTGGCCAAAAGACATAAGCCAGCATGAATTTGACTGGCTGACTCCAGATGTAGTGAACGTTTCAGAATACTACGAAATCGACGACGAAACAGATTATTCCGTGACCTTTACTGGCCCGACGATGGACGAAGTGAAGCACCGCCAGTCGGAGCTTGACAACGATGAAGAGCTGGTGGAGAAGCTGGCCGCTACCGGATACCGCGAAACACGGCGCAAGAAGCTGACCGTCAAGCGCGTGCATAAATATGTTCTATGCGGCAACTCGATGCTTGAGGATTGCGGATTCATCGCCGGGAAATGCATCCCGGTTGTTCCTGTCTACGGCAAGCGCTGGTTCGTAGACAACATCGAGCGCTGCATGGGACACGTCAGGCTGGCCAAGGACGCGCAACGCCTCAAGAATATGCAACTGTCAAAACTCGGCGAACTGTCCGCGCTTTCGAGCGTACAAAAACCTATTTTCACGCCTGAACAGATGGCCGGCCATGCCGTCATGTGGTCGGAAGACAACATCAAGGATTATCCATACCTGCTAATCAACCCGATAACCGGAGCCGACGGCAACCCGATGCCCGGCGGCCCGATGGCGTATACGCAACCGCCAGCGATCCCGCCAGCCATGGCCGCGATCCTCCAGCTCACGGAACAGGATATGCAGTCAATCCTTGGTAACCAGGGCGAAGCCGACAAGATGGTATCGAACATCTCAGGCAAGGCCGTGGAGATGATCCAGACACGCATGGACATGCAGACTTTTATCTACGTTTCCAACTTTTCAAAGGCAATCCGGAGAGTCGGCGAGATATGGCTAAGCATGGCAAAAGATGTTTACGTTGAATCCGGCCGCTCGATGAAAACAATATCCAATGCCGAGGATACCGGGAAAATCGAGCTCATGAGTCCGAACACCGACGAATCGGGTAACATAGTCTATGAAAACGACCTGTCGCAAGCCGCCTTTGACGTTGCCGTCGATGTCGGCCCGTCATCGGCTTCAAAGCGTGAAGCAACCGTCCGCTCATTGATCGGTATCATGCAGGTATCCGGAGGCGATCCACAGACCATGCAGGTGCTACAGTCAATGGCCATCATGAATATGCAGGGCGAAGGCATACAGGAAGTCAGGGACTTTTTTAGACAGAAACTTGTCCGCATGGGAGCCTTGAAGCCGACCGAGGAAGAGGCTCAGGCAATGGCCGCCGCGTTGCAGGAAAAGACGCCGCAAGACCAGGCGCTTGAAGCCATGGCCGAGGAAGCGCAAGCCAAGGCCACCAAGGCGCGGACGGAAGTGCTTGAAACCGTGGCCAACGTGGAATTGAAAAAGGCGCAGGTACTGGAGACGGAAGCCAACACGAAGCTCAAGGAAGCTCAAGCCGTGGCCGCCCTTGGAAAGACTGACACGGACTCCATGCGCGTGGCAATCGACATGCAGGAAAAACTGAACGGCATGGAGCAGCGCATTGCCGTGAAAGACGCCGAGCCTAAAATCCCACCCATAACCGTTCACATCCACAACGACGGAGAGCAAAAGACGCGGATACACAAGATCACCCGCGGGCCGGACGGTGAAATGATCGGCGCTGAAATCATAAAGGGCGGCCGCGAGATGGAGGATGACTAAATGGCGCACGAGATAAAGGTATCGACGCAGGCCGCTAACCTAAAAGCCGACGCTTTCGGTGTAGCCATGAACGCCGGATTGATTCGAGTCTATCAAGGCGTGAAGCCAGCGACCGGAAACGCCGCGCTTGGAGCTGCCGTGCTTCTTGGGGAGCTTAACTTCGGAAATCCGGCATTCGGCGCAGCAGTCAACGGCTTGGCCACCGCCAACGCAATAACGAAGGACTCCAGCGCGGACAATACCGGCACGGCGCAATTCTACAGGCTTTTCCAGTCGGACGGCACCACGCCGATGGGAGATGGCACGTGCGGAATAACCGGCTCAGGCAGCGACCTTGAAATGCCGAATACGTCAATAACCCAATTCGGCGAAATAACCTGCACGGGATTCACGCATCAAGAGTCACTCGGATGATCCCATACGT